TTGGAAAAATGATTATCAGTTGACGATACCAATTGTTACCGAGGGACCCGTAAGCGTTTCTGGAATAGATGAAAATTGGGCTAACGAATTAGGAACGATTAATAGACATATCTATATTCCATCTACCGCCGGTGCGTTTAAAATTACAAGCCTAGTTTCATGGAATGCGACAAATAAAATCGCAGTGCTTGGATTAAATGAAACTCCGGGTGAAATTGCGATAGGCACAGAGATATGTAATCTATATTTAGTTCGATTCAACAATGATAGTCAAACATGGAAGCAGGGAAGTTCAACTCATTGGGAAGTATCTTTTGATTTTATTGAATTGCCAAGGGAGACTCCATAATGTCAGAACTCATGCACGTATACACTTCAGGGGGAGGTAATTGGTATTATACAAGCAACCTAACTACGATCACATACCTGTCTAATCCATACGCCCCTATGCCATTTAAACGCGAGGACATGACATTTGATTTTTCAACAGGTACGCTATCGCTAAAACTTCCTATGGAAATACAACCATTCAAGCGGTTCCGTTTACGCAATCCCGCCGCGGTTATTTTCGTAGACATTTATAAATGGTTGCCATTGACTTCAACGGTAGAGAATTTGTTTTCCGGGAAAGTGGTAGGGGTCTCAACAGATGTTGACAACCATGAATCTACACTAAGTCTTGTATCCTGGCAGTCCATCATGCAGGGTAAGATTCCATCACGTACGTACTCGCGCGCGTGCAATTTCAATCTTGGAGATACTCAATGTGGGGTTACACTTGCAAATTTTAGTGTGTCCTGTACGTTCGCAGATTTGACCGTTTCCGGTTCATCCATAACTGCTACTGTTTTGGGAACTAAAGCGGATGGATATTTTATCAATGGATGGTTAACAATTTCCGACCAGAAAATAATGATTGTAGACCATACCACCACCACAATTAAAACCCTTTACAATCTCGACCCTGATTTATTAATAGCAACGGATGCAATTACATTTTACGCAGGGTGTAATAAATCCGTTTCAATGTGTTTATCTACATTTTCAAATTCCGTTAATTTTGGCGGGTTCCCGTGCGTACCTAGCACAAATATATTTATAGATGGGTGGAAATAAATGTTTCAATTTTTTGCTGTATTGATAATCAATTTACTACTCGGAGTGGTACAGTATTTCCTGGGCGGTAAAACCAAATTAACCAATGCAGAAAAACCATCGACTAAAGATTATACGTTTCCAACAGCGGAAAATGGTAGAGTCGTTCCAGAGATATTTGGAACCGTGAAGATTGCAGGGAACGTAATTTATAATTCAGCGATTAAGCAAACAGAAATTTATACAACCGCCGGAAGTGGTAAAAATGCACAGTCAACAATAGCGGGGTACGCTTATTCTGCCACGATTGCATACGCACTATGCACAGCGATGGACGCACTGTTAGAATTTCGCTTGAACAATGACCGGAAATGGCAGGGTGAATTAACAGCCTATGGATCCGTTACTTGCCAGACCGGTGTAGCTACGGATGTTTACGGATCCACAGATACGGATTCAACGTTCTATTTTCAGAATGGGACACAGACAACCGCGGATTATTTCATAAAACTATCATCCGGTTATGATATAGCATACAAGGGCGTGTGTTTTCTTTCTATGCCAGATGTTTATATGGGGGATAACGTTTCATCCTGCCCGACTTATGAGGTAGTAGGACGGAGAACGAAACTTGTTTCTACCGGATTAGGCGGTTACGATTGGACTACTCATGAAAAAATCAATGCCGGGAATCCAAACGCTTCAGGAACTGCATTCACCGCCGCCAATATCACGGGGGCAATACTTGATTCAACACTCCCGGCAGGGTTATCAATTACAACCGCTTTTCAATATGGACCATCGATTGATACGGACGCTTTAAGTTATGACCAAATTACTTTTGGATGTAACTCAACAGCGTTTGCATGCGGACCTACTGAATATTCTACATGGGGATCGTTTGAACTTCATTTTGTCCCTCAACAGTCAGATGATGATTCTACTTGGGGAGATATTACAGATTATGCCACCTATCTGACCGGTGCAAATACAAGCGCGGAAATTACATTCGATTTATCTGGAGTAAGTCGATATGTTCGCATGTCCGTGCGCGCGGTATTTAGGTTAACGGTAGCAGCAATTTATGGAACCGTTGTTATTACCTCAGAAACATACCCTAATCCTGCCACATTTTCAGTTGGAGCTTCATCAACTTATTATCTCCGATCTGACACAGCCGGCTATTATGATTGTAATGCTTCCCATGCCATCGTTTATATAATGAATAAATTAATGGGAGTTCCTACAAGTAAATTAAATTTAGCATATTTTTACAATGTTGGGCATACTCTCTATGATGAGAATATGGGTATGTCTTGGGTAATGGACTCAGCACAACAAGCTAAAGACTGGATTGCAGAAATATTAAAACATATTGACGGTATTATGTGGGAAAACATAGGGCTTGGAACTTATGGGATTTCTTTAATCAGGGATGATTATGATATTGATGATGTCCCTGAGATTACAGACTCAACCGCCAAGAATATAAAATTATCCAGGCAATCATGGGAAGATTTGGAGTCAATGTTGACTCTAAAATATACTGACCGTGGAATATGGGATTCTGCAAGCGTAACTACATTCAATCCAGCTGTAGAATCCATTCTTGGCTATCGTAAGTGCGGTGATTATGATTACAACATGATTTCCAATTCAGTCAGCGCGCTGGTTATCCTCAAGCGTTTACTGAAAAAGAAAACCTATCCGCTTGCAACCGTGACTTGTCAGGTGTCAAGGGAGACATACACGACTTTAAAACCTGGGGATGTTATTAAATTAACCAGTACCATTCTAGAAGTCACTGATTTACCTTTAAGAGTTTTAGAAATTTCTTGCGGTGATACAGATGCACAAACGTTAGATTTAAATTGTGTTGAAGATATTTTTTCAGTTGAAGAAATTAAAACAGATATTATTGTTGACGGTCCGGGGGAACGACCTAATTATTTTATTAACCCAATCCAACATTATCGGGTGATTGATGCACCGGCTGAGATTTCAACCAGTCCGGCATTACTTGTATTAGCAACCGTACCAGATGGAGCTGATGGTATTGAGGTGGCAGTACAGAGCATTTATAAACAGAATATATCCTCGGATGAATTCGGTTATGGAAAGTTGTCACAAGATTGGTCAGTTCCCGCCGGGATAGAACGTGCGAAATGCGAGGTAGACTTAACCGATACCGGGCTGATTTTCACGCCTATGACAAACATTGAGGCGTTAACGTCCACTCATGCACAATGGCAACGTTTGACGTATGTAGCCATCGTGGGGAATGAATTTATAGGGTTCCAGTATTGCACCGAATTAACAGACGGATCCGGGAATTATCGGTTATCCGGGTTAATCCGTGGATTGAATAATTCATTGATTGAGGGACACAGACAGAATGATGATGTTTGGATTTCATATTACCCGGCAAATCAACTCGAGTCAGTGGCTTGTATCCCATCAGGAATTGATGTATCCGTGAAACTCACTGCCTACAACAATAAAGGCAAGGGAACGCCTGTAACCATCAATCATCCGTACGCGTACACGGGACAGAAACCATATCCACCGTTTAATATTACAGTGTCTGATGATATTTTCGGGAGCAACGAAAGTGAAACTAGAATCTTAACGTTCGATTGGCAGACAGCGACTCGTAATAATGGGGCAAATTATCGTGATCCAGATTCATTCCCAGCGGGAGAAGTAGCAAGCGAGGGATCATGGCAGATATTATTATATTTGATTGACCCTGATGGAAATGAGACTGAAATAAACTCCACCGCAACCACCAATACCAAAGAAATTACAATCCCGGTAAATACCGCAAGTTATACCTATTTAATAAATTCAATTTTAGATGGATGGTCAAGCTATGTTTCTTGACGAGAAAGTGATAATATAAATTATGGCATTCTTAGCAAACTTATTGCAGACATTGGAACTTGGGGCAACCGCTTGGAGAACTATCTGTAATGCCAATTTTGTGTTGATTGATGCTTTCATGGGAAGTAGTAAGAACGCATCGCAGAATTTCTACCATCCAGGTAACCTAACCACGGATGATATTATCAGACGTAACAATGTCATGAAGTATGCAGGGACCGTCACCGGGTTTTCAGCACATGCCGATATGGTCCCTCAGTCACCATGCACAATTAGACTTCAAGTAGGGACCGATGTCAGCCCTACAAATTACGTTGACTTAACAATTGAAAATGGAACTTTTGATGGTTCAATCACAGGAGGATTTAGCTATGCTGTAGGAGATGAACTTTGCTTCAGATGTATTTCAGGAGATGGTACTGCTGGGCAAATAACTTTTTTAATTTACTTACTTTAGGAGATTAATTATACATGAAAAAAACATTGATTTTATTGGTAATTTTAGCACTCACAAGTCTTTCATTCGGGGCATACGATTTATACGGAACGAATGGATATTCCAAGAGCTTCAAAACGATTGCATTGAATAACACTGGATTTGTTACTGTAACCACGTTTACCAGAACCACTTCAGATAGTGGACTGGAAGCAATCTTTCCACAAGATTCGACGATATTTTTAGGTCATACTCATATAATTCCGAGCAGTGAAACAATAACATTTGTGTTTGATTTAGGCGATATATATTCTACAAGGACTATTTTCTATAATTCAACAGATACTACTTGGGAAAGTACAGTTACTTATCCGTATCAATATTGGTTTAGCTTGTGCACAGTACATCCGGTAATAGGGACGCTGGACAGACTGACAAGCTCTACAGGATATACATTCTCTGACTTTTCTATTCGATATAGATACTGGACCGAAGCCACAACAGTATCCGTCACAACTTCAACCGCGATCATTGATGATTTGTGGTTGAGGTATTCACTTGAGCTTGATTCAAATTCTTTTTATGTACTGCAATATGGGAAGGACGACAACGCAACTTATCACGAAGCCCCATTTGATGTATTTTGGGATTCAACGGAGGAGTTTTTAAAATTCCGAAGTGGTGAGTCAAGCTCATATACTAATTTGCGGGCGGGGAAAATATTAGGTTCATGTCTGCATAGCGATACGTTTCTGACATTGAGTCAAGATAGTATCTACGCGGGTGATTCGAGCGGAGCTGATTATCCTAAATTCCAGTATGGGAATGTGAATATCAGAAACAACCCGGCAGGGAATAGTAGTATAAACGTAAATAATTATTACGATGGTACGAATTGGAAATATATTGATACAGGTTATTCAGCAAATATTGTATTTGGAGATAATGGGATAGATTTTAGTTGGGATACATCAGGAATTGCTGGAGGATCAAATGGTGTTACCTGGATAGCTAGAATCGATAGTAATGGATTAAAAATAAAAGATATTCAATCAACCACCGCTTTTATTTCAAACTTAACAACTGACAAAATTACAATATCATCTGAAAGCACTTTCGTCTGGACGTGGTATCCAATGCAGGCAAAGGCGTTTTCGAGTGGGGCGGTGGATGTAGGCGGGGCGATGTCGTTACCTACGCTCAATCATTACGCTGCTTACTATATGCCATTCTCACAATTCATGGGTGGAACATTAACAATCACTTCAGTCTTGGGAATATTCTCCAGGAGTTCAACTTCAGGTTCAATAAGCACTACCGAGTACGCATGGATAACGCAGGCATGGGGCGGTACTGAAACAATCATATCGGCGGTAACAAGTACCAAGTTATGTGACATTAACGGGGTCTCAAGACTTGATGTTCTTTCTGCAAATCCAGTTGTGATTCCATCCGGGAATCACTTAACCACTTCACAAAGATATTTGAGGATTAAAAATATAGGTATCAGCTCTGGAACGACCTATGTTTATGCCTTATACGTTTATGGAAAACTCAATTAATTTCGATTATAGAAGGGATCATGTAGGTGACGACAGACGATAGAAATCAAGGGAAATTTCAAGGATGGACTGAAGCCAGGATCAATCAATTACTGGATGATGTTCAAGAATTAAAGAAAAATATGGAGGATATACGCTTATGGAAAGCTAAGGTAATCGGTTATTGTTTTGGAATATCGGCTAGTGTCAGCGGTATATGTTACATAGGAACCATTTTTATTCAAAAAATATTAAAATAGGAGTAACACAAATGAAAAAGCTCATTACAATTTTAATCATCATCCTGGCGTTTGGCGTTTGCTATGCACAGGACACTACATCAACATCAATTGAAACAACGAACGTGAGTAATATTAAGGCGTTTGATTTTTCAACCATAGAAATGACCTCAGATTACGCCTATATCGTGGGAAATAAAGGCAAACCCCGGCAGTCTATACTGGTAGGGATCAAATTGATTTCCTACGCAGACGCAAGCACTGAATATTGGGACGTTAAATTAAGCACTGATATTAAGTCAGTCCACTTGATCCCTGAGATTGCTATTATCCCGGCAAGCGAGTTTATTAAAAATGCAATCGGAGAAAAGAACGGTAAAATTAAACTTCCAGTATTGGATACCATCGTTGATAAATTCGTTGATATCCGCGTTGGTCAATCGATCGGGTACAACTGGAAATATAAAGACTCAGATGGTAATAATGGACGTTGGGAATCAGCGACTCTATTAACCATTCTCAGAAAAACCTGGAAATAAACCCATGGGAGGATTTCCCTGTTTGTCCGGTAGCGCAAGGTGCTAGTCACGTGAGGCTCAAATAAACAGGGCAAATGAGTTGTCAAGAAATGCTTGATAACTGAACTGTTAAAAAATACTTAAGAGTTGAAAGGACACAATTATGAAATTTACTGAAGCATTATCAATCATCGCTAATGGCGGTAAAATTACACGAAAAGAGTTAGGTAATAAATTCTTATCAGGGAATCCAGATGATAAGCATTTTATCAAAATCACCGATATGAGCAATCTAAAGACGGATGAATATGACCCGTCACCGGATGATATATTTGCCACCGATTGGGTAGAGGTATAAGCCATGAATTATGAATTAACAAACGGATTAATCACAGCGCTATACTCTCAGTTCACTCAACTTTCACCCTATTTTATTACTATTACAGCTTGTAGCGTATTTATAACCATGCAGTTTACAAAGTGGTTATTACGTACAGTGCACAATAAATGGGATAAATTAGAAAATTGGGATGATATGCCGGGTGAATTTAGAGACTGGTATATTCGGTCAGTATCATTCATTGAGGGTTTAGGATTCTATGAGTTATTCGTACGCTTTGAAGTTCAAGAAAAAATCCCTCAATTTGAAACTATAGTTATCGGTGCCTTAATATCAGCTTTCATTGCCAACTATGCTTTCTGGAAAAAAAGTTGGATAGGGAAAATTCTACCCAAGTCAGTAGGCTTATTCAAGTTCATACTCAACTTTTTTATGGGTAGAATGTTTAAGCAAAAAATAACAATCAAAGACATTAACTCACCAAAATGAAACCAATATACATAATAAGTTACCCGTTGGGATGGATTGGTGAATTGTTTTACGGTATAGGATGGTTATGTAAAAAGATAGCCGACAGCTTAGAGGATAACTTTTAATGAGACAAGACCTATTAGCACTCATCAAAAAGCACGCGGATGAATTGTTATGTCCGTTGCAGTATAACCCCATCGCTCTATTATGCGCTATCTGCATGAACGAATCTTCATTTGGGACGGATAACCAACCTAGATTTGAGGAAAGCTATTATATCGGTGGGCACTGGTACAACAAAAGCCCGGACGTACGCAAGGCGGTCATGGAGTATAAAAAAGACGCGGCTTGTTCTTGGGGCGTTATGCAGATCATGTTCACTACCGCAAGGGAGTTGGGATTCACGGGAACGCCTAAAAACTTGGAAGATGATGAAGTAAATATCATTTGGGCAATCAAGTATATCAATGCCAGGGTTTACAAACGTAAACCACAGGCTACTTTATCGGACGTATTCGACGCTTACAATTCGGGATCATGTTTAGATTTACACATTCCGGAAAGATATGTTTTGAAGGGAATGGAAAATTATTCTTACTGGATTAATGAATTGGGAAAAGTTCGATAAAGTGCTATAATAAATCTACATCCTATTTCCTCTCTCCCTCGGTGCTCCACTCACCGGGGGTTTTTTATTATCAATTTGCCGGAACCGGGAATATGATAACATGGCGTAAAGATAAAATACTTTACAGCATTACAAATCAAAATATCTCTAATTTATTCCTCCAAAAGACACCATAAAACCATTTCCCCTACGCAAGCGATATGGTCTAACTCTAATACTTTCAAACCTATAAAAATATTTTAATTATTTGTAAAATAATGCTTGACAGCGTATATCTCATGTGATATATTATATATGTAGTTAGGAATTAAATAAATCCGAAAGAGGAAAAGAATATGAACATCGTTAAAGGAATGACATTTAAAGCAAATCTCCCAATATTTTCAGGAAGTTATAAAAGCCCACGTTTTGTTAAGGATGTTGAAATTGAAGGAATCATTACTGAAGATTGCAGTTATGATTCGAATAATAAACATTGGCTATATTTCGAAGTGACAAAATCAAGCGACGAATCAGAATACAAAACCGGGAAGGTTTACAAAAAACAAGGTAAGAATATTTACAAACAGATTTATGAATATAAATATCCACAGAACTATAAAGAATTAGCTCAAGAAAAAGACAGTTTTAAAAAGCAGTCAGGATTGAAACCATTATTTGCTTAACCCCAGCTATCCCGGCAACTGCCAGTGCCGGGCGTGAAGTGGTTAAATGAAATGAGGTGAGATAGAATGGGAACAGAAAAAGATGGTTTAATATTTTCTCATATTGATTCTCTTGAGAATTTTGTTTATGTTACTAAGACGGATTGTGGACATATTCGGTTTTATATTGATTCAAAGCTTAAAGTTCAGTTCCCTGAAAAAAAACAATCAATTATGCCGGATGATTTGATAATCCCTTGGCACAAAATAAATAAGGATTTATAATGCGACAAATAGACCGAATATTTACTGTAACACTGTTTATATTGATAACCCTACTCTGTATCAAACTAGGTATCAATATCATCATGGCGGTCATCGTGGGCACTGGAATATACTATTGCAGTGGTAAAGCGATTAAATATCATAGAGAGGACTTAAACTAATGAAAGTTAGAATTGTAAGTTGTTCTAAAGGTATGTGGTACAAATTTTGTATTGGTCAAATAGTTATCGTATCAGATATTTTTGCAGATTCTTACTACTACTTACCACTAGATGACTTTATTTTAAAATCAGACTGCGAGGTGATAAATTGATTAAAACTACAACCGCAAAACGTATCAAAAAGAAAAGACTTGCTGAAGGATTATCGCAGCACGAATTAGAACGCAAACTTGGACTCACTTACGGAATTGTATCCAAGTGGGAGATCGGATACCGGGAACCAAAACGATGGACGGTTCCAGGATCTAAAATACTCGAATGGCTGAAGGGAAAGTAAATGCTGATATTAATTAATGAAGAGTGGTTTGATACTAATGACTTTGTTCCATTTGTTACTGATAAAGGAAACATCGTTTATGTTGGTAATAAATATGGTAATTCACAAGTATATCAATTCAACTCACACGAAGAAGCTATTTATAAACTTAATACTATCGCCAATCACATTAACAAGTGCAAGGCGTTTGAAGTTATGATGACCGGTGTGTGTCAAGACTCAAATGTATCGTCTGAAGATATTATCAGGCAATATCAAGAATTATCAACCGAGCTATCCGATAAAAAAGATTGACACTGTATCCCATGGTATGTAATTATATCGTGGAGGCTTTAGGGTGTGCCGAACACCTAACAATTCACAGGAGGTAGTATGATGGCAGAAACAAATGAAACACAGCAAGAAAAAGCATTAACCGCAATCCCCGTAAAGTCCATTATCGGATTTGATGTGGGGGATGGATACCTGGATGAAAACCACGCCAAGAAAATTGAAAAGGCGATGGAGTCCATGAAGCGTATTATGACCGCTTGTATCCGTATGACAAACGAACGCGACTGGTCAAACCAAGACGGGACCCCGTATCTTGAAGTTACCGGGGCTGAAAAGATTGGGCCGCGCGTTGGCATGAGTTCCGAGATTGTGTTAGCCGAAGAAAAAAAGGAATCAGACGCAAAGGGTGAATATATAACATTTACGTTTATTGGAGACTTTCGCTTGGGTGCAGTAACCGCTAAGGGTGTTATGGGAATCTGTACCACCCGCGACAAGTTTTTCGGAACCAAGGGTGGGGTATTCAAAGAGCTTGAAGATGTGCCAATCCAAAACATTAAGTATAAGGCATATTCAAGCTGTTTCAGGAATGGTATTCTCCGCGTAATGGGTCTCCGTTCGCTTACATGGGAAGATTTAAAAGAAGCTGGTATTAATATAGAGTCTATCCTAAATAAGCGTTCTATTGACCGTTCCGGCGGTAAGAATCAAACAGCCACTGACACAACCGATGAAGCCGGTACCCGTAAGACAATTCGGGATATGTTGGTTGAGATTGAACGTTTTAACAATCCTCAAGCAGACCCAATCGTTATTGCAGAAAAATGCAAGGAATTACTCAAGCGGTTAACCGCCTACCCAGCAAAGGAAGGAAAGTACAAAGCGTTTTCCGGTAATGATTCCGTTGACGCTATCCGTGTTGACAAACTTTCCCAAATCCGGGACAAGGTTAAAAAGGAATATGAAAACGTAATCGGAAATCCATCAAGCCCGGAGAATACAGATGAGACATTCTAACCTGCCGGATATAAAGAAAACGTGCGATGAGTTCATTCAGTCAAAACTATTATCGTACCCGGTCCGTTCTAATTGGGCTTCCATGATAGGACAATATGAGTTATGCAATCGATGGGGTGTTTATTTCCGAACGCATTGGATGGACAAAGAAAAACCGGATACAACTTTGGGTTATATTTTCCGAGCCGGGAACGTGATTGAAGATTACGCCATCAAGTTAATGATGGATTCCGGGCTTAAAATATCAACCAATCCAGACGCAATCACATGGGACAAAGAGCAGATATCCGGGAAAATCGATTGCTTTATTAACCATGACGGAATGAAAATACCGGTTGAGATTAAATCCATTAACGGGATGGAGTACCCAAAAATCAATTCAGTTGATGACTTACTCAACTCCAGTAAGTTTTGGTTGAGACGATACCCGGCGCAACTTCTATCTTACATGGTTATGCGCAATATTGATGTTGGTTGCTTTGTGTTTATCAGCAAAAC